AACCTGTATCACCGCCGCATGATCGAGTGGGCAGCCATCAAAGACATCCTGGCGGATGAGAATGTTGAGTTGGAATGGGATGTACCAACTCAGTTGGAGTTAACCGAGCTAGCAATTATGTGTAGCGATCAAGACGACGAAGATGACGATGACGACGATACAGACGACTTAAGGAAAGAATTGGCTCCCTTCTAATCAAGTTTGGAGATTAATCTTTTAAGATACCAGAGAGCTTTTTGGGCATCCTGCTTGGGATTACCTTTATCCCAGAGCCTATCCATATACTTCAACACTTGCCACTGGAGCCCACCAAGAACAGGATCAGGTGCGAACTGAACAGCATCCTCTATCTTGTCGATAGTCTCAAGTTTTTTATCTGGGTTGGAATAGTGTGGCGGATGATTTACCATGTCAACTTTTGGTTGAGGCATGGGGCAGAACCCATCTTTGCACTCACTTTCTACCGCATCAAACCACGGCGCTTTTTCGACATCTCGATTTCTTCTTCCTCCGGCTCCCCCAGATCCATCAAGATCTTTTGAGGTTTTGGTGATGCACCCATCATCATCCCCTCCTCGGCACTCGGTATGTAGCCCGTCAGTCCACATCGTTCACCACCTTCAATTTGCAGGTTTGTACGCTCACGCCCTTCCTGGGTGAGAGCCAAACCCCTATTGAATTGGTCGTAGAGAGGTACATCGTTGTTTTCATTGTCCAGTTCTTCCCCGAAGTCTAGCAAACTCAGACACCGATTTTTGACTTCATCGTTGTTACCAATGAATTCATCTAGAAATACATGGGAGACATCGGCTGGATGCATCATGGATATTTATCCTTAAATCCTTTCCATTTATAATATTATCATGGCAAGATTTTTTGATTCTACTTACGATCCACGTTCTGACGCAGGTTCTTCTGGCGGGTACATATCAGACCTAAACCCAGAACGTGCATATGCGACAGATAAACGGCACCTGGATATCAGCGAAAAAGAGTCTGCTGATTCAGCAGATACTAGCAATGAAAGGCAACAGGATCGAGTAAAAAAATTTATGTCTGCTGCTCGCACTGCTGGGCAGTATCGTCAAAGAGCTCAGATTGCAGAACCAACTATCCGTGGTAAAACCCCAAGAACAGAAGCTGTGATAGATGGGACACAACTTCCGAGCATGGGGGATACTGTTGGAGCCGCTGGCAGCACTAAATACTCAAGGAAGCCAGGTGCATTTTCTGGTACCTTCAGAGGTTTCTATACCTGACTAAAGACAACTTCATCAGGTTGATTCTGGTACTTACCCTTGCGATCATTGTAGGTTACATCGCAGGGATTACCACGAAAAAAGAGGAGTTGACATATTCCTTCGTTGGCATAAATACGATTAAACAATCCAGTACAATTGCTAATCTCAAGAGTCAAGTGTCCCGACCACTGACTTTCCGCAGGCGTTATATTCGCCATGATTCCAGAACGGGCATATGTACTCTTTCCGACTGCAACAACTGTTACATCTCTTGGCAGGCTGATATATTCTTGTGCAACTCCCAGGCAATAGCCATAGGGTGGAATCAGGAAATATTTTCCTTTCTCATCTTCCAGTAATTCAGATGGCTTCAGGATACCAGTATCAAAAGCCTTGGGATCACAATCACCTTGCTGTACGCGACCAAAGATTAGACACTGTTTTGCCGACAACCGTATGTCATACCCATAAGAGCTAAGCCCATAGCTGAGAAGCCGTCTGCTCCCCTCTTTACTGATGAGACAATCCTGGAAGGGTTTAATCATGCCCTCCTCAAGAGCAAGGTGCTTGATTTCGCGGTCTGAAAGAATGCTCATAGTTTTGACTAAGCTTGATTAGTTTAGCTGACTCAGTAGAGAAGGCGGCCTTTGTCGCCATAATTATCAATAAAGTTTTGGGTCGCATCTGCGGTATACTCTTTGGGCTGGAGGTAAACCACAAAAGATGTACAGGTGTTTCGTGTCTTGATTTCATTACTTCCCAAGAAATGTTGAACAAGCATTGGGCGCGTGCGTAAGATACATATTGGATGATCGAATATATCTTGACAGTATTGAAACATATCCGGACAATTAGAAAAGTAAATTCCTTGGTTAATTTCACCGCTTAACCATTTTCTTTTTAGTGTCTGCCACCAGAGCGCATGGCCAGATATCAAGGTTGGAGAAAGGCCTCGCGTTGGTTTCCACCTATAAGCTTTCTTATTCCAAAAATAAGTTCGGTTTGGTGGAAATAAATAAACATTCCCATGCCAATCATGGTCATTTAACCCGTCATCTGTAATTGTGTAAAAGTTTTTTGCATTGACAAATGTATTAGCCATCTCTGAACTAGCTGGATCAAGATCGATGCCATCCATCAGTAGATGTGCCGAGTCAATCAAATCACGATTACTGATCCACTCGTAAGCCTCAACTTGTCTGTTACCGATAAAAGAAGGCATTACTTATTTACTCCTTTGTTATAGTCTATTTCCAAATAGCGAATACCTTCTTTATCATTGATCATGTATCCAGCTTTTTCTTGTGGATCAATCTTTTGTGCGGCCACCAGTATTCGACGCAAGCTCTCTGCAAGGTCACCATTGTTATCGCGTTCTTCTGCTTCTTGCGCAGAGTGCAACTCCTCTAGCGTCAAGAAGAATATAGTACGTTCAGAGTCTGGCTGAAAACACAAAACTCCAGGTCCTTCTGTTTCCCAGAATTTGGAGTACATTTTCCCCATATCGGAAAGGATTAGACGCATGGTGGCGTCCAACATCTTAGCCTCGTTCTCATCCATTGACGGACTAAGGGTTTGACTGATCAACTTCTCTCTTCGGTTCATGGGAAAACAATCCTTGACGTTGTAATACTTCTTGCATCTTAGGCAGAGGCTGGTACAAAACTACCAACTTGCCAAGGACGCCGCGTTTCTTAATGAGTTTACCGTTTTCGTCGCGTAGTTTATCAAATTCTCCAGCACGGATCAAATATTCGGCTACGCAACGCAACCTCCTTTTCAAAGGCAAATCAGCCCCTGGAAATTTACCACAGATAGTGTCTGGTTCCATGCTGACAAAAGCAAGACGCAACCTATTTGCCAGTGTCATGGAGGAATGCGGATCCTCATCTTCATATTCTTTTAAGTTTTCCAAGTATCGACGCAAGGACTTAGTATCGAACGACCCACTAGGTGGCAAAAACATCTCAACCTGAAGTCGGATCGACTCCGGAAGAATGTCATTACAATTCTCAAGGGTTACTTCACTAATTGAGAAATTGGAAAAACGGTTTTTTGTCATGAAGTTTCTTCTGTTCTTTTCTCGTCATCATCTTCTTCCATATCGATGCGAGGTTTAGTTGGATCCGGGATATAGGCAGTTTTCTTGCTGCGGTGATCCTGGTACAAATCTATGCCTTTATCAAAAGAACGCAGGGTTGGCGCACTCCCTTTCGAATAAGAAAGAATCAAGCGGTTCCAAGGGATCCTAATGATTTGTTTCTTTTTAAGTGGGTTGATCATGATGTAGTGCACACCTTGTGTCCAACCTTTCTCAGGCTCATGTCGACCCACGAGAATCCAATTGCGGATTGTTTGATCTGTTACTCCCAGGCGTCGAGCACACTCCTCAGTTGAGATGTACTCGTCAGCAAAGAACTCAGGGCTAACTTGGTCGGTCTCCTCATTTTTGTAACGAGAATGCCACATACTTGCTAGGACATGCTTGATGCCCCTCAATTCAAAAGCAATGTCTTCTAAGCTTTTTTTAAATGTCTGAGTCATAATGCAATCTCTTTTATTAAATGCTACAGTTTTATTAAGCGTTTTGCATGCCTTATGGAAGAACAAATTCCTTCTAGTAATTTTCCCCCAGAGCAACAGGGTCCAGTTGGACAGATCACCCCTGAGCAACTAGAGCAACTCAAGGCGCGTGCTAGGGAGGCAGCAATCATGCAGGTATATCAGCAGCAACAGCCCCAGGCTGCTACCCCTGGTAAGCAACCATCACAAGTTGTGTACGTCAGAAAGCCACTGACCGTTGCCGAAGGTCTTCTGCT